ATGACATAAAAGCGCAGGGATGGGTGCAGATGCTAACAGATAAAAGCAAGCACAGAAAACTAAGAGAGGAGGATTGGATGAAAATTTGCAGAAGGTTGTTTGAGACAACGGAAGATTTAGGGTGGAAGATTTGGGGGGTTGCAACACAAAATGCGCCAAGAAGCGTTTACCCATACAAACCGATATTGTCCAGGAGTTACATCACGGCTTCATTCATGGGGATCGTGAACGATGGAACTTATCTCTTTGATGAATCTTTTCCCGTAAAAGAAGACTACGAAATTGGGCTTAGGCATATAAAAGATTTTGGCGGAGTTGTGGCCGCGAGATTTTGTTACTGGGAAAACAGTCATTGGACGGATGAAGGAGGGTGCAAGGATTATCGGAGTGGGATGATGGAATTGGATTGCATAAATAAGTTGGTAAAAAAATATCCCGGAATGATTAGGCAAATTACTCGGGGAGGATCGAATTACTCAATCAGCTTAGAGTTTTAATGCCAAAGAAATCCCCACCACCACAACCCGCTCCTGACCTCTCGCGCAAGATCCGCGAAGCCGAGTTTAAGAACATCCTGCAAAAACTGAAGGACGGCAAGACGCTGACGGCGCGAGAGTCGAAGATCGCGGCAGAGTTTGCTGAACAGCGGGACGGAAAAAAGAAACTGACGCAGGCCGAGCTCGCGGAGCTATGGGGCATGACGCAGCCGAACATCCACAAGATGGTAAAGCAAGGCATGCCGATAGACAGCGTGGAATCGGCGACCGCCTGGCGCAAAAAGTTTTTGGAAGAGCGGACGCCGGCTGACTACAACGAAGCGCGGACGAAAAAGGCACTCCTCGAATGCGAGAAGTTGGAAATGCAACTCGCGATCTTGAGGGGCGACTACGAGCCCAAGGCGCAAGTCCGCGAAGACGGCATCCGCATCGGAGCCGTATTCACGGCCAAGCTCGCAGCACTCGTCAATGACGCGAGCGGGGCGCTGGCAGGACTCGACGAAGTTACCCTGCGAAAGAAGCTGCACGAGCGCACGCAGCAAATCCTCTCCGAAATCAAATACGAACTCGAAAAACCATGACCTCAAACTTAATGCTCGGCGATTGCTTGGAAGTACTAAAGACCCTACCCGCCAATTCAATTGACGCGATCGTCACCGACCCGCCGTATGGCCTTAGTTTCATGGGCAAGAAGTGGGATTATGATGTGCCAAGTGTGGAGGTGTGGGCTGAGTGTTTGCGGGTGTTGAAGCCTGGGGGTCATTTGCTGGCGTTTGCGGGGACGAGGACACAGCATCGGATGGCGGTGAGGATTGAAGACGCGGGGTTTGAGATACGGGATATGATCGCGTGGGTGTATGGGTCGGGATTCCCGAAAAGTCTGGATGTGAGCAAGGCGATTGACAAGGCGGCAGGGGTTGAGCGGGAGGTGGTGGGTGCGGCGACCTATGGAAAAGGCCACGTGCAACGAAACAGTGGCGACAGTGTAAGCGGATACAGCGGAGGGCTAACAACGGAAGGCGAAGGAATCCGCACCATCACCGCCCCCGCCACTGAAGCCGCACGTCAATGGCAAGGCTGGGGCACCGCCCTGAAGCCCGCCCTGGAGCCGATCACCATGGCCCGCAAGCCGCTCGGTGAAAAGACTGTAGCCGCGAACGTGCTGGAGCACGGCACCGGGGCGATCAATGTGGATGGGTGCAGGGTGGGGACAGAGCCAAGCCCCACATTCCCTACTCGCAAAAACGCCAAAATTTTTAACACTGGCAGCGGCGGGCAAGATGTTGAGACGCCGTTGCAAGGCCGCTGGCCAGCCAACCTAATCCACGACGGCAGCGACGAGGTGGTGGGGTTGTTTCCGGTGACAACAAGCGGAGGGGGTGACAAGCACGGACGGAAAAAATCTACATTTTGCGCTTCTACGGATTGGGAGGCATTTAAGGGAACAAGTAGTGGTGGCGACACCGGCTCCGCAGCCCGTTTCTTCTACTGCGCCAAGGCCAGCAAGAAAGATCGTGATGAGGGATGCGAGGGGTTGGAAGGGCGGGATGTTTACAATGAAGCCGCCGCTACCCCGATGCGCGATAACCGAGAGCAGGTGCAACGCCGCAACCACCACCCCACCGTGAAGCCCACCGACCTCATGCGCTACCTCTGCCGCCTCGTCACCCAGCCCGGCGGTATCGTGCTTGACCCGTTCATGGGCAGCGGCAGCACAGGCAAGGCCGCAATGCTGGAAGGCTTTAATTTCATCGGCATCGAGCGCGATGCTGAATATCTGGAAATTGCAAAAGCTAGAATTAACAACGCAAAATCACAATTCCAACCATGACACGCTCACAACTCTGGAAAATCTACACCGACCGCAACCCGTCATTTGCTGGCGACGGCAACGTCACGATGAGCGCGCGGGGGCTGCGGAAGATGTTCGAGACGACGTGGGACGTTGCTTACTTCGACGGAGAAATTGAGTCGGATGGACCATATTGTCGGGATCAACCAAATGGTAATGTCGAGGCGCTGAAATCAATGTTCGGGATGAAATGAGTGGATCGAAATGCGCAGGCACAGCTGAGGGCATAAAGCTCGCCTATGACGGGACAATTCTCGACTGGGCCGAGGCGCATGTGCGCTTTCCGAACTCGGACCGCGCGAGCCGCTTTGACCGCACCGTTGCGCCTTGGATGAACGATGTCTTGCTTGCCGTCACGGATGACGAATCAACACAGGTCTTTCTCCGCGCAAGCACCGGCGCGGGCAAAACGACAATGATGGAAACTCTTGCGTGCTTCATCGTCGCACAGAAGCCAGGGCCGACGCTTTTCGTCGGGCAGACTGACGACATGGTGAAGGACTGGACGGAATCGCGATTGCTCCCGATTTTCCGAGAGTGCGAACCCGTCCGCGCATTGTTCCCCGAGGACCGGCACGCGCTCCGCAAAACGACGATCTTCTTTCCGCACATGGTCTTGTTTGCGGGCGGTGCGAACATGACGAACTTGCAAGAGAAATCCATGCGGTATTGCATCGGCGATGAAGTGTGGCGATGGAAGGACGGCATGATTAAGGAGCTGAAAGCCCGGCATCACGACCGATGGAACCGCAAGACGTTCCTCTGCTCTCAGGGCGGCGGCAGCACGGACGAAATGGAACACGAGTGGGACAGCGGCACTCGCGAAGTCTGGGGGTGGACGTGCCCGCATTGCAAGGCGTGGCAGCGGTACACGTTCGACGCGATCAAGTTTGAGCAACCGAAGAACGCAGCGGGCGAAATGCTCTGGGACGCCGTGCAAGATTCGGTACGGATGGAATGCGAGCATTGCAAAACGCAGTTTGCCGACACCGCCGCAGTGCGGCGCGGGCTATCGACCGGCGCAACCTTTCGCTCACTCAATACGAACCCCGTCCGAGGCCACCGCTCGTTTGAAGTGCCAGCCTACGGGGTCTGGTGGATTCCGTGGTTCTCTATTGTAAAAGAGTTCCTTGAAGCCAGCGAAGCCAAGGGCAACGGCAATCTGGAACCGCTGAAGCAATTCATACAAAAGCGCAAGGCGCAGACGTGGCAAGAGGAGATTGTTTCAGACCTGCCGGAGATCACCGCCGGCGACTACGCCAAGAGCGACTTTCTCGACGGGCAGAAGATCGACGGCGAACACCGGCGCTTTCTATGCGTGGACAAGCAGCGCGATCACTTCTGGTATGTTGTTCGCGCCTTCCGTGCGGATGGCTCATCCATGCTTTTGTCCGAGGGGAAAATCCTGACTTGGGAGACTATCGAATCGCTCGGGTTGCAATACAACGTACCAGGGCGAAGCGTCGTCATCGACGCCGGCTACGACACACCTCTGGTTTACGAGCGCTGTGCGCGCAACGGCTGGACGGCATCGCACGGATCGGGACAAGATGGGTTCTCGCATATCGACGGGAGCGGGCGCCGCGTGAAAAAGTTTATCTCTAAGATCGAAACGGCGGTTGCCGGATCGGACAACCTCCGCGCGTTCTATTTTTTCCACTCGAACGAAAAGATCAAAGACAAGCTCGCCGCAATCCGCCAACCGGACGCAATGCCGAAGTGGGAGACTCCGAGGGATGCAAGCACCGACTACCGCGCGCAGATGGTGAGTGAAATGAAAAAAGACATCGTCAACTCCAAGACGAAGCAGGTGGAATCGCGCTGGGTGCGGATCGGCGGCAGGCCAAACCATCTATTCGACTGCGAGTGTATCGCGCTCGCGTCGGCAATGCTCGCGGGAGTTTTACCGATTGGCGCTGAGAGCTAGTGTTCATGCGGCTCTGCGGGCGGCAAAAATTATTTTCATCTTTTTGAAAAAAAGTTGTTGACGAGAAATCAACTCTGTGAGATTGTCATCCCAGATCGAAGGCACCACGCCGGAGACAAAAACAAAAACCAAAACGAAAAATGAACTCCAAAAAAACTACAAAGACCGAACTGCAAAACGCCGTTGATTCATTCCGCTACCGCATGAGCTGGGTGACAGGCGGAACTACAGACGAAATTCTGCGCCAAGCTCCAGTCGCTGTCATTGAACTTGAAGAAATGGCAAAAAAAGTTGCTGACCTTCTTTGCAACCTATCCAAGCCAGCACTTCGCAATCAATACCTCTGCGACTACGCCAGCAGGATTCCATCAATGCTTCAAAAATACCACGAACTCTACCTTCCAGCTTAACATGAAAAACCCACCA